TTATCAACAAACGATTTATAATCAACATTCTTTTTAGAGTAATCTAATACCCTATCTTTATCATAATCTTGAAGCCATAACTTTCTATCATCGGCTCGCTTTTTATTAAAAGCCAAATCAATTACTTCATCCGCATTTTCGTCATACATATAGGTAACCTTTTTCATTTGTTTGAAATATTCTTTCGATTCCTGATCATTTGAAGTACCTAATCCCTTGTAATATTTGATTTTCCAATTACCAGTTTTCGCTTCACTAGTTTCTAACCAACGCTCGTAATCAGTCATATTATAAAACTCAATTACTTCTTTTCTGGAATTTGTAGCTTTAATGATGGGAGTAAGCATAGATGTTAGAAATCCAGAAATCTCATAGAGTTCATGCCACATACTTTGAAATATATTGAATATCAACCCCTTGATATGACTTCCGTCATGATCCTGATCTGTCATAATCATAATAGAACCATAGCGTAACTGACTTACATCAGTATATTTTTTATTTTGCTCCAATCCCATAATCTTTTTGATAGCTGTAATTTCATTGTTATCTGAGATTTTTTGTAGAGTAGCATCTTTGACATTTAGAATTTTACCACGCAACGGGAACACACCATACTTATCACGCCCAATTACACTTAGCCCAGAAATAGCCATAGTTTTAGCAGAGTCTCCCTCCGTTAGAATTAACGTGCATTCAGAGCTTTGTTTTGTACCAGCTAAGTTAGCATCGTCTAATTTGGGAACAATAATACGAGATATTTTTTTACCATCAGTTTTAACAAGCTTCTTTTTATCATAGAACTCTGTAATACTCAAAGCCTTGTCTACAATTCCTGATTTGTAAAGCTTATCAAAGAATTTATCACTAAGATCGCATTTTGAACCAAACTTAGCAACTGGTGTAGTAAGTGTTTCTTTACTTTGCGAGTCAAAACTCGGATTTACGATGAGTGCCTTGACAAATACAAACAAATTATCTTTGATATGTTGTGATTTTACAACCTTCTTTTTCTTTGCGAGTGTCATATCAACAAGGTTTTTTGTTATCATATTCGTGATATATTCAACATGTTTTCCACCTTTAATTGTATTAATACCATTGACAAATGATAAATATTCAAATGAACCCGATGATGATATTGATGCTACAACTTCCCATCGCTGCCCAGATGATTCATATACAAACGGTTGCTCTTTTTTATCCAAGAATAATTCGCAATACTTTTCAAAGTCTTTAATAGTAAGCTTTTCGCCATTAAAGTAAACAGATACATCCTTGTGTGTTGTAGCACAAGCATCAATAACCCGTCTATGAAATAATTTATAAATATCATCGGTTAATTTTTTGATACCGAATCTTTCATAATCGGGAGTAAATGTAATTTGAGTATATGGAGCTTTGTTACATGCTTTAACAGTAGGAGCTTCTTTTTCAGTCATATTATTACTAAATCTCTGTGTATAAATTTTCTTACTGTAATGATCAACTGTTTCAATAATAAATTCTTTTGAAAATATATTAGCTAATTTACTCCCATAGCCATTTTTACCTCCCCATATTTTCTCTTCTCCTTTATCATAATTAGTTGAAGTTAGCAATTCGCCGAATATAAGTTCAGGAACCCAAAGATTGCCATAACTACCATGTTTCCTGATATCAATACCGTTGCCGTCATTTAAAATCGTAATTACACCAGTAACTTTATCAATAGTAACTTTAAGATTCTTGACATGTTTGATATCCGTTTTACCTTTTTCTTCTTCGGCTTTAAGTCGCATAGCATGATCAATAGCATTGACAATAACTTCGTCAAAAATTTTCAATAGACCGGGAATATATGTCAATTCATCAACACTCATTTTATTCTTAGTTTCATCATAAATATAACTGTTGATTTTTTGCGGTTCAATAGAACCAATATAAGTATCTGGTAAAGCTAGGATATGTTCGAGTAACTCATACTTTTTATACTTTTCTTCAACTGTTTTTACGGCTTGTGGCTTTGACATTGTAGTTCTCTTATTTGATTCTATATTTAAATATATCAATTTTTTATATACATATGCGATTAATTGATTAAAATAATTTGATTAGACTTATATAGATAACAATGTCTGTATTAGAAATTAACAATTATGAATTATTTAACACAAAACTTAATGAAAATAGTATGACAGTTGTAGTTTTTTCTGCTGGATTTTGTAAACCATGCAAAGAAATATACCCATTTATCCAAGAACAAGCAGAAAAAAACACCAATATTACTTTTATAAAGGTAGATATTGAAGCGGGATATGAAATATCAGAAAAATATGATATACAAACAATACCTCATTTCAAATTTTTTAAAAACAATGATGAAATAGTTACTTTCTCGGGCGCAAATAGAACTAGTATTACTGATGCTATTAATAAATTAATAGAACAAGTTAATGAGATTCAAAATATCGTTAGTGCGAAATTAATAGAATAATTATTTATTTTTATTATTTAGTCATATGTTTATTGTAGGAATACCAATAGAGTTAAAACCAAATGAAACAAGAGTATCATTAATACCAGACGATGTTGCTAAACTTACCAATAGTGGTATAAAAGTTTATATACAAAATAATGCAGGAATTAATGCATTACATACAAATCAAGATTATCTAAATGTAGGGGCTGAAATATGCAATTCAATAGAAGAAATTTATAGTAAGGCGAATCTAATCGTTAAAGTTAAAGAACCACAGGAAGAAGAATATAAATATATAAATTATAAACATACTGTGATAACATTTTTTCATTTTGCAAGCAATAGACCTCTTCTTGACCATATGGTAAATAATGAAGTAACTTGCTATGCTTATGAAACAATTAAGGTTTTCAATAGTGATGATGTCGGATATTATCCCATATTAGCTGAAATGTCTAAAATCGCAGGCGAAATATCTATGATGGATGCGATTAAATTTATGTTTACCGATAATATTTACGATTACAATGCACAAATAGCAATATTGGGTGTCGGTAATGCGGGATTATCGGCTCTTAATATTGCAATAGAAAGTGGATTTAATAATATATGTTTATTAGATAAAGATTATCAAAAAATAGAAAAAATTAAAAATGATAATAGCAATATTATCAATATCTATGAAATGACAGATGAAAATGTTAATTCACTTGTAAAAAATTCTAAAATTATAATAGGTTGCATATATAATACCAGTATAGGTGGTCCAACAGAAAAATTAATAACTAACGATATGCTAAATAGTATGCAAAAGGGTTCTATAATTATGGATATAGCAATAGACCAAGGTGGTATTACTGAACAATCAATCCCAACTACTGTTACAAATAAACTAATAAATTATAATGGCATATATATATCATGTATTCCAAATATACCTAGTTATGTTCCAGAAAAAGCTTCAAAATTATTATCAAACTCCATAATAAAATATGTTTTATCTATTTGCAATAAAAGTACTGGTGATTATCCCGAATTAGATGAAGGATTTGGATTAAATGTTTATAAAAAAAACTTTTATATATAAAAAATAATTTATAATAAAATTAAAAGATGAAATGTTATATTAAGGCATTATTTTATATTTTATTTATAAATAGCATTTATTCATATGAAATATCATTTCCCACCTTCAAAAAAAATATTGCTGTTATCAAAGATGCTAACATTAATAAACTAGATGATAAAGATATTTCAGATTTCAAACTATTATTTAAATCAGTACCCATGTTATTATTTAAAAAACAAGACTTAGAACCAAAAAAATTATATGAGTTTTGTAAAAGCTTTGACGATAAAGCCACTGATAAAGTAATACATCCATTTAAATATTCACAAATAGATGAAGTACCTCAAGTTGCTCTGAGGGGCCAAGGATATATTAAAGATTTTTATGGTATCAAAAATATTACATTAAAATATAGCGAGCCCTTCAAAAACACACTTGTATGGCATCAAGATATAGTAGGACATGGTACAGATTTACCACCAGTCGTATCATCAATATATATGATTGAAACTCCCGAATGCGGGGGTAATACATTATTTGCAAGTATGGAAGATGCCTACGATTCTATGGAGTTTTTTATGAAAAAAAAAATAAAAAAGTATAATGTCATTTATTCGAATACACAAAAAGATATGATGAATTCTTATTTTGATTATACGGGAATAAATCGCGTTTCAAATGAAAAAACAGTAATTGCCGGTACAAGCATAATCACGAGAGAGCCTCTTATAGTTTATTCAAATAAAGATAACCGACGGAAATCACTGATGCTATCACCATTTAGATTTAATAAGTTTGATAAATTATCTTGTGATGATAGTTTTGATTTATATAGAGAGATAATGTCAAAATATATATTAACTCCAAATAATATTATTGATATCAATTGGGAAAAAAAAGATTTATTAATATTTAATAATCGCAAATTAATTCATTCCTCAACTCCGGCGATTCAATATTCAAATAAAGTACGACTTTATTATAGCTGCTTTATTGGGACACGCGAACCCATAATTAGATGTTAATAGTTATATAAATGGGTTAAAATTTCGGTGTATGTAGAACTAGAAACTATTTCACTACATATATCTGGAATAGATTTATTTTCTGTATCAATTATTATAATGTTTTTATTATTTTTAATAGCATTATAATAAACTTTTTCATGTAGTTCATGGATTCTCTGTATATATTCTATTTTAATGTTTTTTTCTGATTCTCTTCCTCTCTTTTTTATTCTGTTAAAACACATCTCTGGGTCTGAACGCAAATAAATATATGCAGAGGGTTGCCACAAATCATCAGTTGTTTTATGTAATTTGTAAATATTATTATATTCTTCTGTGCTAATTGTTTTATCCTCGTGTGCCTTTTCTACAAAAACATTTTTAATAAAATACGGGCTTCTTTCCATTAGAACAATTACGTTGGATTTTTCTTGTATCCAACATCTATCTATCCATACTTTAATCTGAAAATTATAAGTGCTATTATCACTATCGTAAATATTTTTTAAATTTTCTGTCCAGCTGTCAACGGGTTCAATATCAATCGCTGTTTTATAATTTTTATGAAAATAATTTAAAATACTCGTTTTACAACTACCTATATTACCATCAATAGTTATAATTGGCATTTTTATATTAAATTATATAATTAATTTTTATATATCATTTTTTTACAATCTTGCTATTCATAAACTTTTTAACGGTCGTTAATGTTAATTCCTTCCCTTTTGACTTTATCAATTTGATAATAATAGTATTTAGAAATAATTCTAATTTATTACATATAATTTTTAAGGATGCTTTTGTTATTTTAACTTTAAAATGTTTGAAAACTTTTGCTAATTTAACTTTTAATATTCCGCTTACTTTTTTACATTTAGTTAATTTAAATGAAGAAGGGCGTTTTCTAAATTTAGCACCACCATCTTGAATATTGAAAGTGGAATGTAATGCAGGTCTCACTATATTTTCATTGAAATTTATATTCATTATGTCGGAACCTTGATTTTCTTGCTTATACATGGGCTCTTCGCCTCCAAAAAATGCTAATGTATTGAAAGCACTTCCCCCACTCATGCATTTATTTTTGCTAAAACATAAAGTGGTAATATATTTATTTATAAATACCATATGTTTATCTAAAATTTTCTTAACACCGGCTTTTAATGATATTAATGCAGCAATAGCAACAAAATTAAATATTACCTTATCAATATATTTAGATAATAGTATTATTATTTTTTCTTGATTCTTCACCTTTTTTTTAGATTTTATGTGATTTAAAATTTCGTTCGCACAATATTTTATTTTTTGACAATTAGACATATACATTTACTACTATATAAAATGAAAATAAATATATATAATAAGAAGAATGGAATACTTTAATCAAGATAATCCTATATCCGAATTAATAAACGGTAGAGTTAATGCTACTGATAATAGTTATAAGGTCAAGCAAGGTATAGATAAAGCAACAGAACATCAAACAAATATTATATCTCGCAATTTAAACTGTACAGGGGTATCAAAAGTATATTTTTCAATGGAGAATATTGATATTTTACAAACTGGCATTAGAAATAAAATATTAAATGATACTAATGGTCAATATAGTATCGGACGACAAAAAGACAATGAGCTCAAAATTGTGATGAGATCTATTTATTTCCAACATGCTAAAAATCAATCTACAAATATAACACAACAAGTATTAGAATTAAATACGCGCGTAATTGAATGGTGTGTTCCCGAAATAATATCGAATATAAAACAATCGCAGCAATATATTAAAGATATCACTACATTGCCAGTGCCTCTTGAAAGATCTGTTTCACCTTCAATGACCGGGTTAAAATATCTTGATGTAACTAATATTAATTATATAATATAATATTATAGAAGTATAGATATAATATATGAGTAGTTACACGGACACAGCATGGTTTTATGACTCCGAAAGTACTGGAAATGATCCTCGAACAAATAATCGTTTTGTGCCAAATGAGAAAGAATTAAAGTTATTCAAAGAGGAAAAAAGTAATATGTATAAAGGAACATGGATGATATGTTTAGTATATGGTATTTCCGCGTTGACATTACTTGGTGTCGTATTTTTAACTGAATGGGGGAAAACATATGTGTATGAAAAATTCTTACCAGCAGTATTAACTTTCGTTATTGGTGCAATATTTATAATAGTATATTTATTATTCTCTATATTTGCTTTGCAGCCGCGTAAAATAGGAAAAGGATTTGATACAAATACGTCGTGCCCTGATTATTGGAAATTACAGAAAGTTGATAAATACCGAAAAGAGTCTATTATAGACAATAATGCTAAATATGATGCCGAGTCTAATTGCGCACCTTCTGATTCAGAGGGACCTGGTTGTGACCTAACAATAAATAATAATGACATATATCATGTAAAAAATAGAGACAATAAATCAATCGTAACAAGCGACTCTAAGAATATAAATTATAAATGTGTTCCCGATCCTAATGTATTAGGTAAAACAGATGTCTATAAAAATATGAAAGAAAAATTGAACAATAAAGATCAAACATATTTTGCCAATACATACGTGAATTCTGAATTCAAAGATTCGCAAATATCACATATATATGGGGGTACAAACACTGGCGCAACCGATCCCCAAAAACAAGAACAACTGGGGAAATTAAAAATCAACAACAAATTTTTATATAAAAATGCAAGAGAAACAGGTGATGGAACCGATAAAGATGGAAATATTATTAAATCCCATCAATATATTGAAGGGGTTGATGCGAGTGATAAATTGCTAAAATATGCTAGCTTAACTGGTGCTTATAAAAGTAATTGGAAACGTACCGCCGCACACATTGCCGCGAGTTCACACAATACCCCATTCCCAGGCTCTTTGTTTGTTGATGTAAACAAACCCTATGAAAAAAACCCGTTGATATGTAACGAAATATATCCAGGTTTATTGGATGATTTAGAAGAAGAAGAAGGAGAAGATAAATTAAAATGCGAATTAGCTAAAACATGTGGTATATCTTGGAGTAAATTAAATTGCGATTAAAACGCATAATTCTTACATATTCCAAATGTTTTTCTATGAAAATCGGTTATTCCGTGCTTATGAATAGCATCAAGATGCGATTTAGTTCCATAACCCTTATTTTTTTGTATATCATATAATTTTAATATTTCATTATTTATTACAAGTTCTTTAATATATTTAGTATGATAATCCTTTGCCAATATAGATGCGGCTGCTATTGTTAAATATTTTGAATCTCCTTTGGGCACACATTCAAATTCTATCATATCATTATCATATCCAGGTGGAATATATGGTTTAAAATTAGGACCATCTATATATAAATAATCAATATTGCTCTTTCTATATGCTATATCAATTGCTCGGTGCATAGCCTTAATAGTTGCATTTAATATATTAATATCATCAATTTCTTTTATAGAAGCTTCACCAATTCCATATGTTATACAATTTTCTTTGATATAGTTTGCAAGGAAATCACGTTTTTTTTCTGATAGTTTTTTTGAATCTTTAATTTGTTTATAATTATCATCTGGAAATTCAGATGGTAATACGACACAAGCTGATATTACAGGACCAATAAAAGTACCTCTTGCGACCTCGTCAACACCTGCTACTAATCTTGTTTTATCGGGTAATATATATTGTGTATCAGTCATGTCTTTAAAATTAATGCGTTTAATTCTTTAAATATAATATATTTTATAATTATGAAGGTAAATCATTTTTTCATATTTTCATACCCTCTTGGCGTAATTGGATAACGCGTTCGACTTCTAATCGAAAGATTGTGGGTTCGAGTCCCATAGGGGGTATAAAAATATTATTATATATATTATTAATATGTGTATCTTGGCGTGCAATCTATTTTTTAGAATATATGATTGTTGTATATATCACATAAAAAAATATAATGATGATTGCAAAGAAGAGCAAGAAATGCAATCTCTATTGAATGAAAATCCGTATTATGCGTTAGAATAGTATTTATTTTTTCATGGCACAAAACATTTTACCATTACCAAAATTATCACCAATATAACAATGATGTGTGTTTTTCATGTTTTCTATTATATTATTAATGTAAGATTCATTATCTATATTGTCAAAATCTTCAACTGGTTGTGGCCAATAAATTATTAATATTCTTTTGAAATTTAATAAATATTTAGCGAATTTCTCATGTGTTTCTAAATCAGTTTCTGTTAATGAATAAGTTGCTATAAAATTTATATTTGGCAAGTTTACTATACATTTTTCGCTTTCATTTTGGTTACATGGTAAAAGATTAGTTCCTTTAATTATTTCATTATTTTCATCGTCCAATATATATTTTGTTTTAATATTTCGTTTATCTATAAAATATTTCTGTAAAATTACCATCAACGGCAAATCGTATATAATATGTTTGCCTTGAAAATTTAAATTGTTTAGTACATCGGCCATTTGCCCTGTCCCTCCACCAAATTCAAATATAACTTCATCTGATTTTTCCAAATCTAACTGTAATTTATTAACCAATATATATATTGACCATACTTGTGCTACTCTATCAAGTTGTACATTATCATATAATTTAACTCCTATTGGACCATAATCATTATTGGATAATGCCGTTTTATAAAATATACATTCTGTATTTTTTTTTAATATGTTTAATTGTAATTTATTTTGCAGACTATCTTCGGGCCAAATGAATATATGTGGTTTAATTTCATTTACTCTAAATAAGTCTATGTTTTCATTCTCTAAATAATATCTAAGAGTTTTAGTCATATCACCCCACCCCCCAGATGATTTAAAATTTTTATAAATAATTTTGCGTATAATATCTTTCATAATTATTAATATAATTAATATGTTATTTTTTAAATAAAAAATGATTCTATATGATAATTATCATATATTATCATGATGCGCAATAGCATAGTGGATGATATTATTCATTACGAAGACAATATTATTAGTAATCTAATAATAGATTGTCTTGACGCATTAATTGTTAACATTACACAACTCTTATTGTTGATATTGTTATTCGCTTTGTTTATACTTATTAATGCTTTTGTTAGGATTCATTATACATATAAGTAATAAATATATATTTGTAATTATTAAAAATGGTCAAGGTTTTGGTTTTATACGTCTTTCATAAGTTTAATGACAGTGTTGATCATTTTTTTAAACATTGTATTTTTCGGGATGAAAATATTGATTTTTTAATTATAGCCAATGACATAAATTTTAAATTTAATTTAGTAAACCTACCAGAATATGTAATGACTATGGTTAGAAAAAATATAGGAAGGGATTTTGGCGGATGGAGTGAGGGATTATTGAAGGACCAATTATATGAAAAATATGATAAATTCATTTTTGCTAATTCTACAATTATGGGTCCTTTTATAAAAGATAACACAAGATGGACTGATTATTATATTAATGGATTACAAGACAATATTAAATTATTCGGAAGCACAATAAATAACGCTTATCATTCGCATGTACAAACATATATATTCAGTTTAGATAAAGAAGCACTCGCTTATTTAATTGAAATAGGTAAATTTTCTATAACCAAATATCTACGTTCTGCGCGAGAAGCACAAAATAATGAAATATTAATATCAAAAGATATTACGGATAAAGGTTGGAATATTGGATGTTTATTAAAATGCTATCAGGGGATTGATTTCACTTTTAAAAATAAAGCTAAAAAAGATTATGGTGACAAATTACATACTGATATAATGTATGAAAAATATAGAAATGTGTTATGGAATGAATATGAAGTGGTTTTCATTAAAGGCAATCGTATTAAAGTTACATCATCATTGATACGTTAGCGACTAATACAATACATAATAGTACAAGATAACAATATATTATTAGTAAGATGTTATCTGTATTTATATTAATAACTGAATTATCGTCTTTTGTTTTATAGTTATCTAGAAAGTTTTTATAATCGGATACATTATAAAATCCATAAACTATTGTAAGCGCTAACATTGATAATCCAGTTAGTCTTATAACATTTTTACTATTTTCGTCATTGTAAAGATTAGTTTGTGTACTAGCCAATAATGCAAATGATACTCCTGATGCAGTAAATAATGTACGATTTACGGATTCAAATATTGCTGTTTTAGCGAGTAATATATCATTTTCAATTAATGTCATTTTACTTATTAATAACATATTATTTTACCTTGTTTGTAATTAATGCTAACCCCGTAAATATTAATAATATACCTATGAATTGATATATATTAATAGTTTCGTTAAAATAATAATAAGATAATAGTATTGTAATAACGGGGTAACATGCTATAATAATTGTGCTAATATTTGTTTCGGTATCTTTAAATAATAATATATAGTTGTATTGACCGTAAAAATATACAAATGCTGCTGTTATAAATAAAATAGTTGCGTGGAAACATTTATCATTTGATTTTGTTATTTTTATTATATCATTCTTAACGGTTTTATAATTTTCACCATAGAGTAGCAATGAAAAGCAAAAAAATACAATTATTAATTTAGTTAATATTAATATTGTTAGCGAATCTATATCAATCAATAACAAACTTTTATATAATACTGGTATAATACCAAAAGACGCAGCTGCGATGATATGGCTAATCATTTACTATATTCATATATTATTTTTACATGATATCTATATTTTTTATAAAAAGAGTACATAATCAATAAAATCTCTTGAAAATCTAAACATTTATAAAATCTCTAAGAAAATCAAATTATGTACTCGTTTTTTGTCTAGGATTAATTTGTATCATTAAATCCAAAAATTGATTTTTAAATAGTATAGAAACATTACAACATGAACTCTGATCTTGTACTAGAACTTATCTTCGACAATGAAAATTATTTCACTGACCTTGAAGTTTGTAAAGCAAAGATGCTTCTATGCACCTGCAAACCATTAAGTGAAAAAAGCTATATTACGACCCCTATTGAATTAGATAATGGTAGGGAATTATGTAATACTATATATAATATTATTTGCGAAAAGATAATAAATGCAAAATATAAAGTGTTTAAAAACGGTAATAAAGATGAAATAACTTATGATATTGGTTTCTCTAATATTGTTGATGCCTATTATAAGCTATCGGATATTGCAAAGGAAGAAGTGCATCATATCATTTTATCAGATTATTTGGAATTTCTAAAACCGTGTGCTATTTATATGGCAGAAAAGGAGGATATTATAATGGCTCAAAATTACAATAAACTTTTGGGCATTATTGACATTAATGTAGATTACGAAATAATAGAAAAACATAGAGAATGTGTTGAAGAGTTTGGAGAATATGAAGAATATTACATCCAAAAAATGGTGGACATACACAAAAACTTTTAAAAAATGATATATGTATTATTTGTATTTTTATATTTAAAATATGTACAAATGTGTTATGAAAACTAATATTAACGAAGCTATCTATGATATTAGTGAAGCAATATACAAAGATATGTGTAGATATAATTGTGATAAAAATGATAGTGATAGTGAACTAAATGAAATAATTAACAATTGTGTTGATAATCATTGTGATTATATGACTAAATATGAATTAAATAGAACAATGTTAGAGTATGGAATTGATAATGCCGTAACTAAATATTCAGTTGATAAAGACCTTAATAAGATAGGTTCTGATAAATTCTCAAAAAATATTGTTAAAAACCTTGTCATAAATTCATACGAAATTGCTATATAAAAATATAATCCTTTTCATAATTATTGTCTATAACAATCTGATTCTTTATTTTTGTTATTGTATTAGTATCGTATATATTATAATATATATTATTTATTTTTATTAATTTGAGACCATTGCGCGATTTATAAATAGGATATTTTGTATCCAATAACTTAAAAGATTCTTTTGTCAGTATCTTTACATTTTTACCCATATATTTCTATTTATTTAATTTTTATTTTTTTTATACTAGCAAAATAAAAATTGATAGTCGTATATTTATATAAAGAATATACAAGATACATATAAAATAATGAACGTTTTCCTACCCAAGAACCTCGACATCAACAAAATCAAGTATTCCGAGCTCAAAGTAATGAAATCGGGTGCTAAATCAGTTTATCTTAATTATGCCTCATCAAAGATTAATATTCAAACTCCTGTTATGAATATTCCTTATGGTGTTAATGATAATCAAAAGTTCATTAAAGATGACCCCAAGCGCAAAGATGAACCCCCTAAATATGATATTACAGTATCATTCAAGGGTATTGATGAGAATCCTAAGATCAAAGTCTTTCATGATAAAATGAAGGAGCTTGAAGAAAAAATTATTGAAGATGCTTTTGCTAATCGCCTTGCTTGGTTTAAGAATAATTATGGTGGAAATAAAGATACCGTATCTAATATGTTTACTCCAATTATTAAGCACGATAAAGATAGAGAAACGGGTGAAATTGCTAACAAATATCCACCAACATTCAAGGCCAAGATTCCTTATAATCCTCTTGAAAGCAAGTTTGAATTTGATGCTTATGATATGGACAATAAGGAAGTTGATTTTACCGAATATGTTAGTAATCTTAAAGGTGGGCGAGCTCAATTTATTATTCAGCTAAATGGAATTTGGTTTGCTGCTGGTATGTTTGGATGTAGTTGGAAGATTGTATCTGGTAAGTTCCAGCTATCTAATTCGGCAAAGCCAACATTTGTTCCAGAGAGTGACGATGAAGTAGTTGAAGAAGAAGATGATGATGACGATGATATTGAAGTAGATACTGATGCTATTAAATCAAATGAAGTTGTTGAAGAAGTAAAAAAAGCAGAAGAAGAAGAAGAAGAAGAAGAAGAAGAAGAGGAAGCAGAAGAAGAAGAGGCAGAGGAAGAAGAAGAGGCAGAAGAAGAGGAACCTGAGCCACCTAAACCAGTTAAAAAGGCAGCCGTTAAAAAAGCTGCGAAAAAATAAATATTTAAATTAATTATTTACTATATATTACTTATTTTTTTATAGTATAAATAATATTACACTTATTATAATAGCCATAACAAATCTACCTAATGGCAATGGTTCGTTATAATCTTCATCAAATAGCTCAATATTATTTGATATTAATTTAGCTATCATTTCAAGTATTTTATATGCGATAGGCAATGATAATATAACAAAAAATAATCCACCATAAAATGCTGTTTTAAATTTACATATATAGTTATCTATAATGCTATCAAATTCTTTTTTTGGCTGTTCCATTTTAGGCGGAGTGTAAACAAAATCAGGAGTATAATTAATATTGTTTTTATATGTATTCATTTATTACATATATTCTACATAATAATATAGTAAAAAATTATTTGGCGATTCTGTATAATTATTATTGAATATTGAAAATACATTTGATAATAAAGATTGTGTATTTATTCCCGACATCCACGTAGGAATATTTTCATAGAAATCATTAGAACACATAGCAAGAGATTTAATAAAATTACAACATAATATATATAAATCTTCCTTACATTCTTTTAACATCTTAATACCGTCTTTACAAAAATCAAATACAGTATTGCTATCTGATATATTATTGAAATATTTATTACTTTCTTCAATTTCCAAAGAAAAATCTTTAAAATATTTGACTGTCTTTAATATATCATCTTTTGACATTTTATTTAACCATTCCGGGCTATTATAAAACCCTCGCCTTTCTAATTCAATTGATAAATCTGTAAATGCATGCATATTATTATCCCATCTATATCCTAGTTCCCTTGGTATAATATTATTATATTCAATGAATTTACCTAATTTCCATATAATATCATCAGATAACTTTGTTCTGGTATAAGGATTATATGGTTCCTTTTCTTCGGCTTTACATGTTTTAATAAAAAAATCCAATTCTACTACATCAAAAGCATAACATCCATCAATATCATTAATTATAAATAATCTATTTTTAGGAATACTATTAATATCTTCGCATGAAAACAAATCGTCTGTATTTATAATAGCATCACTATCTATATCTCGCGATAACAAATAAAATTTATATTTATCTTGTATTATTTTTATCTTGTGTTTATTGGATATCTTATATGTTTTCTCATTTAATTCATGTAAAAACTCATATAGCTCTTTTTTTTTATATTTTTTTTTTTGTAAATATTTTTTACATATTAATAATAGTATTTTATAAGGAATAATCTTTAACATTTCAATAAAGAGAAATCCGGGTTTTTCTTCTTCGTAATCTATATCATTAATATTATCTGTAATATATTTGTAAAGATTATATATATCATTCATTGTTATATGTGTTTTTGCTCCAAAAATTTTATGATATATTTTATAGATTATGATGTTATTATCAGCATGAGTTTTACAAAATACTGAATTTTTCTTAGAATTTTTCTTACAAACATTAAAACTCCTTTTATTTCTGCAAATACATTTCATGGTATTTGCCATATAAGTATTATTTAAAGTAATATATTTTTTATTTATATAGTTGCCGGGTATAATAAACCCGCATTTACATAACTATTATAATCATACAGTTTATCATTTAACATAACATATTTGATACCATCTTTACTAACAACAGTCCCTTTATTTTTTCGTGTTTTTTGATATTTTTGATGTTGTTGAATTTTGTTATCAGATATAATATGATCGGTATAAGATAATTTATTTTGATTTATATTGATCGGCCAATTATAACATTTATAACCATTCACGAGAGGCTTATTCTTCTTTGCATGAATAACACAATCTATTGAACTGGATTTTAACATATTTAAAAATACATTTACTAAATTTTCTTTTTTTTGTGCTAGATGCAATATATGTTCATCTGTTGTTAATTCATTATCTTTCTTTCTTAATGTTGGATTATTTGCCAATTGTTCCTTTGTTAATTTCATAATATACATAAATACTTCTACATTCTGATCTTGTTTGGGCAAATTAACGTGACTGCATGTTCTTACCGCACGACCGATGACTTGATTTATTCTTACAGAGTTCCAGAAATATTCTGTTATCAATACTCGTCTTACATTTTTAAGCGATATTCCCTCTGCACCAGACTGTGTTATCATCATCGTTTTTACCAATTTTCCATATCTCTGATCTATACTATCAATATTACTAAATTGCATACGAATATTATCAGGCAATAAAGAAAACTCGCCATTAAATAAATTCATTAATATATTTGTTTTAGTTCTATCAGCATTGAAAACAACATATCTTTTTCCATCATATTTTTTATCAAACACATCAATATCTTCTAATATATATCCAAACTCCTCATTTTTAACAACATTAATTTCTACATATCCATTTCTATTCATAATAGCTTTAAGAACTCCTAATCCCTCTACCATACGAAATTGCGAATATACCAATACTGTTCCAGGTGACTGATTCATATCTTTTAGCATTTCTGCGAATTTTGGACTATAAAATTTCATTAAATTATCTATTTCTATTGCATCGCTTTTACCTAATTTATCCATAGCATCGTCAAGTTGTTTTTCATATTGTGCAGCAACAACCTTATTAATCTCCTTTTTATCAACTTCATCCGGTTCATCATCATCATCTTCATTTTTAACTAATTCTTTCTTCATTACCATACGTATATCTTGTGGGAAAGCACGTTTTATATTATCTGGAAATACAAAATTACAAACCATTCTACTAAACGCTCTATATACGGAATTAACATCTGCACCTCCCTTGTTACCAAAACGTTTTTTGCGGTCATCCATTTCCATTTCTTTTCGTCGTACATCAACATATTTACTTAATTGATGCCCGGTCATGTTAAGATATTTAAACTTAGCCGGTAACATTGTGGGAAAAAATTCAGAACCCGTGGTTTTATAATAACTTAAAATACCTAATACACGACGTTTAAACAAATCCTCGTTTTTAACCTTTATATTTTCGGGATCAGAATCATCAACAAATAACTTATCAAAATCCTCTTTAATATTTGGTAGCGAATAATAATTATGTAATTTGCTCTTAATGGATAATTTAACATCAGTTTTATTTAATGCTTTTATAATATCATTAATCATACCAGTTTCATTTTTACCCCAGGCTTCTTTTTTTATATCCGATAAGTCTTTTGAATTGCGAACAAAATCGTTTGTAAGCAAAACAATATTTATACTTGTGTTATCCAAATAAACTTCATCAACATATTTATATAAATTATTGTCACTTAATGTTTTAATAATAGCATCTTTGTTTGGAGGTTTGGAAGATTTTAAAAGTTGTAGCTCATAAGTATTCATAGGACCTCTTATTAAATTAATTAATGTAGCAATTTCATATGGTTGATTAATTATTGGTGTTCCGGATAATAATACCATTTTGATATTTTTTGCTGTCATCATATGATTATATATAGAGCGAGCGAGACGAGAACCATTTACTATTCTACTTATAAAATTATGTATTTCGTCAATTATTATAAAAGTATCATCAAAGGGGGATTTTCCCAAATCTTTTATCATTTTTGCGGTCAATCCATTATAATTAATAAAAGTATAACGATTTCTAATAATATGCCCTATCGTTATATCAACAACTTCCTTGTATTTGCTAGGTATTTTTGAGTACTTTGTTTGTTCTATTACTATTTCTGCACCATCGATATCATTATCATATAATGGTACCCATACATGACCGTCTTTTTTGACAATCTTATCAGTAATGGCATATTTGTTAAGTTTTTTCATCATTTCTTTATTAGTTTTTATAACTTTTAGCAATGTCCATGATTTTTTCAAGTTTAATCCAATAGTAGATATCTTCATTAATTCATTTTCATAATTTTGAGATAAAGATGCTGGTGTCATTATAACAATTTTCTTTTTATTGATATAACCTTCTGCTGCTGCAATAGATGCTGCTGATTTACCAGAACCTAATTCATGATAAAGTAATATACCTCTATACGGACTATCAAATTGCATATAATCTTTTATAATTCTTTGTTGTGGAAATAAAGATATTGTTTTAATATCTATATCACAGCTATCTCCTTTGCATTCACATGATTTGTCTTTAACTTTATTATCATATTTGGATGGATGAAATGTATTATATATATATTTATTAAAACCAACACGATTAGGTAATATCCATTCGCTTGGCTTTACTTCAATATCCATATCTTCTAATATAATAATTTAAATTAATAAAAAAATAATATAATGTATAATATAGTAAATGATTAATATTGATAAATTATTGGATAAATGCGAGTCAATGACTTTATTATGTACACGTACGGCTACATATTGGAGCTATATTAAAATGGCATTTAATATACCACTTGTATTTACAAACTCATCTTTATGTATTATAAATAGTATTAGTACTGATGCTAATACTGTTAAAATCCCAAATATAGTTGTAAATGCAATTAGTGTACTAATTATATCTCTGTCTAATAATATTAAAGCAAGTGAAAAGTTTGAAATATTTAAAAAATTATCACAACAATTTATGTTATTATCACAAGAAATAGAATCATTGGATTATAATGATACAAATATTAACGAACAAATAAAATTAATAAACGTAAAATATGAAAATTTAATACAAGATTGCTCATTTGAAGATATTCCTCAAAAACATAAAACTAATGTGGGTAAGTTATTTGGTAACGCAAATAGATATTTACCAATACAATTAAATGGCACAATCGGCAATAATGTAGTAAAAAGAAATATTACTATGAATAATATAAATCAAGGTAATATTAATAATTCAACATTACAATCTAAAATAGACTTGGAAGCCGATTTAGGGTCTGTATAAATTAACTATATAAAAACCCCATATCATCATACATCATACTTTCGTCATCAGTATCTTCATCAATCGCAGATAATTTATTTTCATTTTTCTCCTCATTATCGTACATATCATTAATATTACCACCAATGTCGTTATTTTCGTCAATATCCATCAAATCATTTTTTATACCTGCTTTTTTAAGATTACTAATAAGTTGATTATCATCAACCGTTTTATCATTTAATATGCTAAGCTTCTTTTGTTTATTTTCTTCTCTTTTTTTATTTATAAACTCTATATTTTCTTCCATTGTTGGAAAAGTAGATATTCTAAAAATATCAATCAAATATTTCAAATTATTCTTCGCATTTAATTCAACAAATCCATTTGGTAATTCTACTTCTGCGCGCAAAATACCATTTTCTACACTTTCTGGGCTAAATGGCAAGCATATTACTCTACTTAATATATATGAGTTAATTCTATTAATATCCACTATCACATCATCATTTACAACCTTATTAAGTTTATAAATATCTCTTAGTATATCCTTAATATATTTTATAGAATTATCAACTAATAAATTAATATTATCATCTTCATAAGCATTTTTATATGAAAATAAAATAGTACATATTTTTAATAAAATCTGTTTCATATTAATTTTATTGGTAATAAGGTTATTTAAAATTTCCTTATTATTTATTCTAGCAGTTTTAGTAAGAATATTTATATTGTTTTCAATTAATCTATTAATATTTTTAGAATTATCTTTTAATTCATCAATAATTTTGTTTGGTAATAATGGATTTCTATCATACATTGTTTCTAACCAATCAATAACAATATCGTCATCATTCTTAATATTGTAAATATAATCATCAATTTCAATAATATTTATATTATCATCCTTCATTATTTCATCTTTTATACCATCCAAATTAGGAACGTATCTCAAATCTCTTGCCACATTTGTTGCACGATTATTTGAATAAAATCTCTTAATAGCAATTAAATCTTTTCTCCCGGCTTTAACTAAATCACCATCAGTTTCAAATGTATCGTCTATTCTTTTTAAACAACATCCCACGAGATATTTATGTATTTTTTTATAATTTACACCAGGCATATATATAAGGGCATTTATAAAATCCCTTTCTAATTTTTCCTTATTTCCTTCTTTATAACTTTTTAACAGATTCGCTTTTTCTTTTAAACCACGTTCTATCTTCTTTTTATCAGTATTCAAATCATGTTTCTTTTTAAGTTCAATTATAATATCATTATATTTATCTGAAATTATCTTTTTAATTTCATCCGATATATTATTAATGTCTATACCATATTCATTATCATCTTTGAAACCTTCTAATACACATTCTAAAATATATGGGAGAATGCCGTTTTTGGCATTATTTAAAGGCGCACCATATAGATACCATTTATCTATAAAAGCATTATTTAGATAATTATCATTAATCATAATTGTATTATTTAATATTTTTTCTTGCAAATTAACAATCCAAAATGATATAGCAAGAGCAAACATACTATTGAATGTTTTTAAATATTCTTCATTAATCTCATATATAATTTTAGTTATATTGGGATCCTGGTCTTTGATAATTCCTTCAATTATCATAACTGATTTTAGTTTAGAAAAATCCATGATTGCCTTATGTTCAACATCTAATCCTGCTTCGTCAAACGCTCTTTTATATCTGTAATATTTTGTAGGGACACTTTTGTAATATTTAAAAAGCTCATTGCATAATAATTCATAATCTAATTCTAGACACGATATTGTACTTATATTACTTATTAATATTAATACTATACGTAGGTATTCTATAAAACCTTCTTCGTTTTTGTAATTAATATTTTTCAAATACTTATCGAAATTATTTATAGCCTTATTTGTATAAATTTTTTCATCTAAATCATTTGCTATGTTATCTATATCTTCTATATCTATTCTTTCATTTATAAACTCGTCATCTATACCACCTTCATAGTTATCTCTATCAGCGCCTTCTTTTATTTCTTTTGCTTCGCGATAAGATAATAAATAGTTTTTTCCACCCTTATCGTAATCAAATAAATGATCTTTTGAATATTCAAATAAGATTTTCATATATTCATGTTCATCTATTATGTTCTCAACGTTTTCGTGAGTATTTATAATGTTTGTTATAGCATCAATACCTTCATTAATATTAATATTTTTAAGGGAAGCTCTTATATTTTTAAGTATTTCGTCGGGGTCAGAATCATTAAAATGGATTGAATTAATAATATTATGCACATTAATTGTTTTTATATCAACTAATTCGTCTGATATAATATTATTCACACGGTAGTCTTCGAGAGAGTCTTTAAGATTAGCTAAAAAGTTTAGTGTCTTTTCATCAAGTTTAACTAATTTTATAGATGAAGATAATTTTTCAAAAAATGTTAACTTTTTATTAATAATATCACTCTTTTTAATTTTGTATGCTCTATTAAAATTCTTACGTTCTTTTTCATATTTTGTTAGACCTTTCATATGTTCGCATAAAATTTCAAAATCTTTATCATTTATAAAATCCAATGAATGTCCGAATCGTTTAAAAACATTATCAATATTGCTATAATCAAGAGCAAAGCAATCTTTGAGATATTCAATTATATCATCTATTTTTGGTGTCACATCTTTAACTAAATTAGCAACATTTTTGTATTTAGCAGAGTCTACTTTTCTAATATTTGTTGTATTTTTAAGGTGTGCTGCGATTTTTGTATATATATAATCATTAACAGTAGATACGGGTATTTTATAATATGCAGATAATATTGGTAAATTTACATCATCGATGGGATAAATAGGGTAATATACTGGATAATCTTTTTCATAAGGCTCTATCATAGCATTTATGCGCGATGAAGGTTTAAATTTTAAATTTTTAGAATTACTGTCGTATTTAATTGAAAAAAAATATCTATTCTTCGCTTCTTCGTGCTTAATCGTATCTAATCTTGTTAGTTTATTAAAATTAGCAACATCTTCACTTAATTCATCCCATAATAATACGTTATCTACCTTTTCTGCTTCTGCTTCAAATATATAGTTGTCATAATTAGCTAAATTACCATTTTCACTTTTTTTATAGTCTAAAATATCATAAAATAGTTGTGTTACTGATTCTGATCTTTTTTTATTCTGAAACATTTCATGTAAATTCTCATAGATATCATTACGTGATAATGCAATAAAAAAAGGGTTATCTTTAATGATTTCATCTAAACTTAATATTTCCAAATATTCAATGTCATCTATTTCTTCATCTTCAATAGTATAAATATTATTTTCTATTTCAATAGACATTCAAGATATCGCTTTCTCTTTTAATACAAAGATATATAAAATAATTATATTTTACGAAATGTTATTTTCAATTGAGAATTTATTCCAATTAATTTTAATATTTGACAAAGTATCTATGATGTCTTTACAATTAGCTTCAAAGAATGATATCACAGTCTTCTCTTCTGTAACATCTTCTAGTGTAATTCTCACAATCATTAATTGTTTTAATGGATGTGGGCAAATATAACCAGCATATACACATGTTGTATCATTAAATTTATTTTTTTCACGAATATATTTATTATGTAGAAATGATTGAATAATATTCCCTATCGTATCATCCTCGTTTTCAATAATAAATTCATAACATCCTTCTATATCTTGAAATTGTTGCAATTTAATTTTTGTTGAAGCATCCAAATTAACTAATTCTTGTCTAATATTATTTAGTTTTTCAATCATTATATCTAATGATTTAGGTATCAAATATTTAGGTCCTACATTAATATTAATATATTCTATATCAAATCTAAATTTGTTAGGGTCACCATATTTATTTTTATAATAACATCTTTCTTTATCTAAAATATTATCGTATTTTGATGCTTCTGATGGCTCTTCAATAAATGTAAAATTAGATAATGATACGGGGTTAAAAGATGCGTTATCTCGTGCTGTTCTTTTTACAACATTTGCTTTAAAATGTAAATGTTCACCTGGTCTTAATCTAGTAATTAGAATAGTATCATTAGATACTTTATTGGGTGGAAAAAGCTCTTTTAATTTTTTTTCGGACAACTCTTCGTCATTCATAGTAGCTTTAATATCACTTGTTTTAACATTTAGCGTTTTATTACCATCATTATTTACATTCAACTCAATCTTCAAACTATTATCCTCGTATATTTCAATTTCTTCTTCTGTTAAACATATTGGAATAAGGCCGATGCGGTGTATAATAAATTCATTATGTAAGGCACCTGTATTTGTAATAATATTAACGGTTGGTTCATCCTTATCTAATTTTTCTCCAATCACTCCTGGAATTGGGATATCCGTAAGAATTGTGCGTCTTAAACCATTCACAATAGCTAAATCCATATTATTTATTTCAAAACTATGTTTATTTGTAGGGTCTTTAATATCAAAGGTATACTTTTCAAACATTCTATCCTTACTTATATATTAATAAAATCTATATCTTATATATATCAATTTTTAAATAAAAAAACAAATTATTTTTTAATTTTATTAATCATAGATTTTAGATTATTAAGAGTATGTACTCTTACTTGTCTTCTTTTTTCTAGTAATTTTTGCCCATCATTTGCCTTTATTTTTGTGTCTTTTTTTTTTATAATTTTATTAATATGGTTTTGTAATTTATTGATACTCTTATTATATTCATTCGCTTTTTTAAAGTCTACCTTAAAATCACTTTGATATTTACTCAAATGTTCTATTTTATTATGTTTAATACATTTTTGTTGTTTAGTAATATTTAGCAATAGTTTCTTTTCCAATGCACATTGCTTATTTATTAGTGTTTTTGATAATTTAATGTTATCACCAAGAGTTTTTCCACCACCAACCTGTATATTTTTCATTATATTTGATATTTTATTATTTAATTCTTTTTGCACATTCAATCTAATTTTATTCATATCAGTTTGTAAAGTTATTTTATCTAATTGATTGTTTAAAATTGAATATCCACCTTTTTGACACGAAGTATTATGATTATTTATTAATTCTTGTTGATTAGCCTTTATATTATCATAGAAATCGCTAATATAATTAGTAGAATACATGTTATAATCTATTATAAAAAAAGAATTTAATTAATATTAAGATTTAGTTACTATTCCATATATCACTAATATTATTATTAATATCATTGGTAATGTTGATAATACTGTAACTATCCAACTCCATAAATGGCATTCGCCCGTTGTTAAACAGGTTATATTATATGCAGTTATTAATATCAATAATAAATATAACAGGTATCCAAACATATATAACCCGACACCTTCCAAATAAATATTAAGTATTAAAGATATAATTGTAAATATTATACTTATTACTATATACACCCAACCTTGTGTTGAATAATAGCTCATTCTAATATAAGATAAGATTATTTAGGATATTAGACTATTCATAATCGCAAAACACATTGATGTTCTGGGGTGCATTTCATTAATTGGCGTTGACGCAAAGAATTGGATCAATGTTTTAATATTTTTAACATCATTGCATTGACACAAATAGTAATATACATTAGATGATGTAATCATTTTCTCTTTATACGTTGAGGTTTGAAGGTTTCTTAGTTGAGCCAAATGGTATTGAATAATTGGCGGAAATTGTTTATCCAACTCTTTATTCATTTTATATCTACCATATTTCGGATAGTATGTTGTTGTTGATACATAATAATTATACAAACTATCTTTAATTGTTGAAATTAGTGTATGGATAATATATGTTGCATCAATCGGTCTTCCATTATTATCAATTGGTAGAACAATATTCGGAACATAGTTACTAATATAATCCTTAACCGTATAATCCTGTTTATTTTTCATATATACACTTAGAATATTCATCCATGTATTAGGATGGCATGGATCTGTGTCTTCTCTATAATTAATAACATCGGTAGAAATTTTATAAAGGTTTACGGTATTTTCAATTTTCTTTTTGATGATTAGTCCATAACTGTATTGATTCTCATTGATATAACTCATTGCTTCTGTAATACTTGCGAATTCCTTCGGATAGTTAATACCGATATTAATGAAATCTTCCACTTTTGTATGAACATCTTCTTCAATCAATGTTTCTCTATTCTTTGTATTGACGTGAATTAATTCCTTGTAATTTTCACCCAATACATTTGTATAATTAATAATATGAATATTTTCATGATGAATAATAATAAACTCATAAGCCATTTCCGGATTTAATGAAGCTACAAACTTATTCCTAAGAATAAGTGACATCTCATTAGGTTGAAGATTCATATCTTCGCTCGTTAGCTGATTTCCATAATATTTATATAAAATCTCGTCAAACATATTTCCATGTGTTTTATTTGGATGAGAGAACTTAGAACTATTTGCATCAGGACAACTAGATGTTCCAAAGTACCATTCTCCATTATGACAATATACAGTAATCATTGTACCGTCGTATGCTTCATAACACTTGTCATTATCACTATAAATATTTGTCATATATGTATTTGCTTCAATGCGAGTTGGAATAGAATTCGCATATGTAACAACGACGTTATTATTAAAAGATAGTGTGAAATCTAGTACGATACTTCTACATTGTTCATATAGTTCCTTATATTCATAGATTTCACTCATCTTATAATTATTATGAAGCAATACAATATCAGAACGATTCTTGAACTTTTTCACTTTGATATTGGGCCACAAATGATATTTTTTCAATACCATAATCAAACAATTAGCATATGTCTTATTATCATCGTTAATACTATTATAAATATCATAAGTCTCTGAAATAATTTCATTGACGTTTTTTGGGAAACTGATTGTGGGTTGAGTTGAATTCATAATTGTTATTAATATAAGCTATAAGTCTTATATCAATTTTTATTTATCTACTTTATTTTTACAATATTTATCATACCATTGTTGTCCTACTATTTTTGACGCATCATCGCTCGTCATTTGATTTTGTATAATACCTTCGCGCATTTTCAAGAAATATTCAAAACTCTTATATTCAAAACCTTCTTCTTTTGTCACCATTTGGTATAACATAGGATATCTCTGTTCAAAGAATTCAATATTTGTGATATTATCTTTTAAACTGGCAATAATATCTTTAAAATCCATTTTATTTCTTTGTTCTTCTATGTAAAGCATGATATCTTGCACAATCGTTCTAATTTCATTAGTTTCCATGCCATCTTTTACAAAAGCATGGTCGTCGTGTGTCTTCTGCTTTTTATCTTTTCTACCCATTTATATATTGTTAATATAATATTCTTCTTTATATACTTAGATAAAAAAAGAGTACATAATTAATAAAATCTCTTAAATTTCAAAAAGTTTATAAAATCATTAGAAAAATAAGATTATGTACTCATTTTATAATTAGGTTACATTTTCAATATATATATATATAATATAAATAGAGATATCATAATGAAAAAAGAATTAGAATATACTGAGCTTGATTATTCACCTGGTGTTAATGTACCTCCTCCTCCTAAAAATGCTGGCTTATATACAGGAGACGTGCTATTTGATAAGAAACCATGGGGTAATACTTATGTAATTCCCTATGTTGAACCAGATGCTGTTTCGTACAGTGCGCTTTTTTATGCTAACCACCATATACCATCATATAATAGACCTGGTAATAATACAGTAAAAACTGACTTATATAAAAAATATAATAAAACAGATGATAATTATAATTTCAGCTGTCACATCAACGAAACCTTTGGTTGAGGTTTCTTAATATTATCCTTATTTTTTCTAAGAAAATCACAAATATACTTATATGTCTCGTCAACTTGTTCAAATGTTACACCTCCTGTGATTAGAATACTGCCACTTTCAAATAATGCTCCTGTTACTTTTTTACAATCACCTATTTTAGAACCAGTACCTTTGCCATAACAATTCGTTGGGCAATTACAAATACCATTCTTACATTCACTAATTTTATTCCAGAAATATTCTAATTTTACACCCTGATAAATACCGGGTTGAAAAGAGCATTTGTTATTATAATTCTCCCCAATAAACAATCTATGAATTTCTTTGCGTTTCAATTCAAAACCATTTGTCATCTCAGAATTAGTATATACCTTGAAATCTGTATTAATCATTCTGATTTTAAAGTTCTGATAACTCAACATATCAATATCATTATCTTCTGATAAAATTTTATTTGTTACATTTTTATAAATATTTCTAATATTTTTAATAATGTTATTAACAATAATTTCAGTATCCTCTACCTTCTTAATACCTGTCAATTGTATGTTTCCATTTTTAAAGATTTTTACATTAGGTATATATTTATCATTAAACATATAAATAATAGTAACCTGGTTATCAAATCTATTCTTCTTTACTTTATCTTTCTTGCTTTTTCGGCGTTTCTTTGGATATGTTCCTCGCGAAACATCCTCGCCTTCTTTCATAAATTGAATCCATACAATACCTTCTTTATTATCAAAACATTCTGCTTTAATATCAATATTATCAAATAAGACATTTAAATTAAGATTAATATTTACACCAATATTGGCATTACAAGTGATAGTTGAAATTCTATACCGCGAAAAGTAAATCTCCGACATCATACGTAATATATAAAGGATATACGCCTTATATCATTTTTTTATTTTACGGCTTTCAATTTATTTTCAATTATATTTTTTAATATTGAAGGTTCTTTTCCTTGCTTATTGATATTATCAGTTATATTTTTGATATAAGATGTATTAACTATTTCGTAGTTATGTGTAGTTGTTATCATTGGTGGTAAATTTAATATATGTGTTTTATCATTAGTTAAATGGCTGCTTCTAAACTCCTCAATTGTTAATGGTCCATTAAATATTTTTAGTAAAAATCGCGAAGGCGATGGTCTTATTGGTCTGTTGCACCCATAATGTTTACTCAACATTTGTATCAAACTATTAATTTCCCAAACCTTATCGCTACCACAATGAGAAGAGAAATTATAAGCATTTGCACACTCGAGCGAACAAAAACTACCAAATAAAACATAAGAATCTGTTTTAACATTATATTTATAAGGCATCCCATATGATCTGTTTTCTATCGGATGACAACACCAATAACAGTTATTGTTACTGTTAAGTATATCTTTTGAATAGCCATAATCTAACATAAATTCACCATTTGTATCAATGTTTTCTAGATTATTGTCCTGTATATTATTGTAATGATTTGAATCATTTAAATAAAAACAATCGGGTTCATAAGGTATTGGTTGTTCATGTATATTAGCGTCATCTATATTATCATTTATATCCTCTGTAATCGGTAATTGTAATATAATATCTTCATTTTCAACCAACGTTACATCTTTCACCATAGTATTCATTAAATTTTTCCTTTTTTTCATTTCTATTGCTTTGTCATCTTGATTTTTTGATTTTCTGGGCATTTTATATTTATTGTTAATGTATATAAGGCTATATTATTTATATGTATTTTAATCAAAAAACTTTTTATAATTTGACATACTGCTAATAATATCTTTATTCATTTTTTCTATTGGCGTTATAGTTTCTACTTTTAAATTAGTAGTAGCCGAGGATTTTATACATTTATTCTTAATCTCTTTTATCTCTTTACTTAGAGACGCTATGACATCAATTAGATATTTTATTATAAATCCTGCTAATAATATAACTACCAATACAATTAAATCCATTCTTACTACTTTCAATGAATAAAAAAATTAAACAAATTTTAATTGCGCACTACCATTTATTATAGAAAGAATATTCAATTCTTTCACAAAGAATTTACCTTCATATAATACATTGTAATTATAAGATTCACCCAATATAGCTTTTGTTGCGTTTTGTATGGTGTTAAAAGCCGGGTCTTTACTATAATCATTTGTCGTTAATGTAACAGATGTTTTAATTTGCGAATTATTATATGATCCAGACGCATTGATTTTCTCAGGAAATAATGCAAACGAATAACAGTATATTCCTGTTCTAGGTATATTAGTGTGATAATAATATGGTTGAACATTATTATAATATTCCGCATTATAATCCGCACGACTTGTATCATTTGCCCATTTAATAACTGCCTTATTCATAATATTCATAGTTTCGGAGTATACGGGTGATGCTGTGTAATTAATATAATTATTATATTTATCTAACATATCATTTCTTCTAATAAACCATATAATTTCTTTTACATGATTATTAGCATTAGTAATATCACATGTTACTGTTGATTGTGCTGATGTGTCAATATTTAATTCAGTCAATTTAACAGTATCTATAATATAATCCATGCTATTCGTTTCAATAAGCATTTTACTACGCTCGATAGTGTCTATAAATACATATGTCAAATGTAATTTATTTTGAACATCATGGTTCTTATTTTTTATGAATGTTCTAATCGATATGTTAGAATTATGTAGAGAATTATAAAAACTACTTGATACATATGTATTCAATTTATTACTCCATACCTTGTATAAACCTTCAATCGCGCGCTTATTAGTATATACATCTAACGTTACTTCATTATTTGCTAATTTTAATAAAGGCAATGCTAGTGATGGATTCCTCGTAAACCAAAAATTTAATGGCACCTGTATTTCTCTCTCTTTAATACTCGGAGTACTGCTCGCAAATGTAGATACTGGATAATTAATATTATATAACTTATTATTAATAAGTGTATATTTTGCCTGAAAACTATAAGGTGCGGTATATTCCGCAACATTACCAATCAACTTATTGTATTCTATTCCATCTTTATTAGTTAATTCATTCCAAATATTCATCCAATCGCTATATAATGTTTCAATCGTATTCCCATCTATCAATAATTCAGCACGATCTATATAATTATAACCTATATTTTCAACCCATCTAAATCTTAATTCATTGTTAGAATATATATTAGGTATTTTAAATGATAAATACATATTTGTTAATAAATCCGCGCGTCTATCGATCTTATATGTCATCTTTACACTTTGATAAAATCCACCACTCGCATTATTTATCGGAGGGGTCTCATAGCTTTCTAATGAAAAGTTTGTGTGTTTTTTATAAACGTACTTATAATAATTAATACACGGATTAGTTGTTATATATTCATCCATTTGTCCCGTTAAAACTAGCTGCAATAATCCGCCACCCATTTTATTGTTATATTAATACCTTAATAATATCTTATATATTATTAATAAATTTTTCTAAATCAACATATGTTCTGGCCCCCTCATATGATTTAACCATTTTATCATTGTTATCAGATTTATCTATTAGTAATATTGATGGAAACCCTTGTATATCAAACTTTTTAATTCTGTCCATCGTATCTTTCATGTTATATTTCTCAAATTTACACTTATCCGAATTAGAACTCTCTAATTTTTCCCAAATACCGCTTTCACTGAATTCATCACAGTGACCACAACCGTCCATATAATAATATTCTAAACTATATTGTTTATTATTGTTATAAAAAGTTTCGCATATATTCTTACTGTTTAATATTAAAACAAATAATATCAATACAAATGTCGCTAATATAATGTATTCAATCTTAAACGTTTTTTTCACCATTTAATATATACTTCTAAAATACCAATAGATAATTATTTTTTACAACACGGTGTATTTATTAAATGACTAAAAAAATCATTACCATTATTGTTAATAAACTTGTCATATTTATTTTGTTCTATCATTAATATTCTGTAATCTAATTTATCATAGTTTGAATATTTATCTTCATTTATCATATATACGGTATTATTATTATGTTCCAATAAATATTTATAAATAGCCCCGTTTTTTTTTAAACCATAAACTATAAGAGTTCTATATACCGATTGATTCTTATAAACCTCTTCTAACTTGTTTACAAAATCGCTAAACGATTCAATGCTATTGGTGGCAATCGTCATTTTATATATAATATTAACAATGCCTTATGTATTTAATTATATAAGATTATTTATATAGTATTATATATTACAATGAATGATAGTATTATTAAAATAGATATAGCTTATTTTCAAAAGAGATATGAACAAATCGAAGAAATACCAGATAATATTAAGAATAAGGCAAATGATTTAAGTGAAAATTATAATTGTTTTAAATCCTATTATGACCCCAAAATGATATGGGCGAAAAAAGTTTATAATAAAAAAGAAAAAACAATAGCTCCAAAAAACAGATTTCATATTATAATTCCTGATTTTACCGATAATTCATTATTGAAACGTAAAATACTAGGTTTACTTAATAAAATAACAACCAAAAATAAATTATCATTATATGATAACATTAAAGAAATAATTAAAACAAACGATAATCATAATGTCATAGAAATAATATGGGAATATATTAAACTAAATGAAAATGATTTATATAGTAATATATTGAGTTTCTTTGATAAAGATTTTTCGGATAATTATATAGATTCTAAATGGAAAAAATATATAGAGTTGCGCGAATGGGACCCGCCAAAATCATTTTATGATAATAATATACTTTTACTAAATGATGAATATGATTTATACTGTGACTATGTTAAATGGAAAAAAAATGTAAATAATATGAATAACATATGGTTGAAATTTAAATTTGAGGAAATACAAACCTTATTATATTTATTATTTAATTATACACTCTTGATTATAGAAGAAAATAAGGTCTATAAGCATATTATAGATATATATTTAGAACAAATATTGAAAATATTAACTGTAACTAAAACACCGGATATTATTAATAAAATCAGAGAAATAGATAATTCAAATTTTAATAGTTCTACGAAATTTATAATATATAATATTTTGGATTTGGAAAATAAATAATTTCTATATTATAATATAGAGTAAGAAACATAATAAATAATATGAGGGAAGAAAACAATCTATCTTTTTACAGTAGCTTAATAATTCAAATGATATTTGTTATATTATTATTAATAATATACACTTATTTATACAAGTTAGAAAATATTGGGTGCGAATGCTCCGAACATCCTAACAAAGATTTTATCAAGAACTTTACTATATTAGCATTAGTATATTTCTTAGTAACCGCATTTATTTCGCTAAAATCCGTGGCGAGAAGCATGGGTAGCGTATTCGTACAATTAGTTGCTATCGCGACTTTTGTATTCTTCTTACTATTTGTGGTATATATTTACTACGCTTTCGATTATGTTAACTATTTAACTAACGAAAAATGCAAATGTTCCGAGGATATGACCAGAGATATAATCGCAATCGGCACTATGATATCCCTATTCTTATTCCTAACCCTATTATTTACCATAATCATCATCCCTATATTAATAAGCACCCTAAGCAGCCTCTTAAACCGCATCGAGGTTTTTGAAGATGAAGTTGAACAAACTATCCGTAACCCAATGCGTACCTTAAAATCTACTCCTGATAGAATCGCTAAATCCGCAAAAGATATCGGTGCTTTTGTTAAGAAAAGCGCTAAAAAAATAACCAATGTTCGTAGAAAAAGATAAATGAAACCAAATTATTTTTTTATATATTTAAAGTTCTAGTATTATCCTTTCTTTTTCCTGATTTTTTTAATATCTGAATATCGGCAGTATCCTCTATTATAGAAGTTATTTCCTCATCACTCACAGATAAAGTTTCTATATTATTATCTATATCGTCCTCTACCGATATATTATTATGCACATTATTAATTATTGAATCTACATCGTCAACCGGTCTATTATTAAAATTACTTTGATACTGTGGCATTTCCGATGATGTCGGACCACTATTTAATGAACCAAATAAATTACTTACCATCCCAAATAATCCCATATTATCACCACCCATTCCCATATTATTTGATGCCGGTGCTTGTGCTTTCCCTCCACCACCCATCATATATTGTTTGGTTGCCGCATTTTGAAATTGTTTCATCAATTCTGGGTCGGATTTTAATACATTTTCAACATCCGGCATAGGCTGTTCTTTAAACATTCTGCTTGTTAAATGAAACATAAATGCACTTCCAGATAATGACATGAATAACCTTAATTCTGGTGCCATTTTCTTGCCTGACGATTTGTATTTATCATGCAATTCCTCAAAAATATCATCATAATCATTGATATTTTCATTAACTTGTTCAGACCATCCTTCCAGCTTTGCAGCAAATGGATCATATCTTGAATTCATATATTCCGCGCCAGATACAAGCGCCATTAACATCTTCTGTTGAAATCTTACGCTACCATCTAGCTCTTTTTCTCTTACAATACGATTATACTCTGACTTCATTTCTTCTAAATCAGAATTCATATTGAATTTAAATGGTATCTTAAATCCCTTAGATTCCATTCTTTCAAATTGATATATTATCTCGCGTTTTTCATTTATCTCATTCCTAATTATATCCTTTGGACTTAGATGTTTCCGTTTTATTACCCTACTTTCATCGCTACCAGTCGTTGACCCATTGCTACCACTTTGTGAAGAACGGCTACTCGCACCACTTTCACTTGTAGTATCCGAATTACTATCACGACCACTCTTTTTACTGCCGTTACCCCCGTTACTCCCATTACTGCCGTTACTACGACTACTGACACTACTCGCGCTACTCCCAGAAGTACTATCCATATCGTCATCGCGATTTATTTTTTTATTTTTATATATGTTTTTCATATTTTTCATATATTTCGCTTTATTATATTTGCTATTTCCAACTGAACTTGCACGCGAAGAACGCGAAGACATAGATATAACATCGTCACTAATTTTTTTTCTGTTAAATAAACCGTCGTCCATAAAACCACTCTTATTCGTACCATTATTTTTCGGTATATTGAAATTAAAAGAATTATTATTGAAACTTGCTTTGTTCAATTCTATTAAATCATCACCTTTACTGTTTAAATTTGATATTAATGACATATTATATATTAATTGAGTTTCAAATGTTTATATATTTACAATAAATTATATATATATTAGAATACGCGCTTATTTTTAATAAATTTAAACCACTTCTTAAAAAATATTTTACCCGTTCTTAATATATATTCTGGATGAAATTGAATTCCTAAGATATTATCCTTTTCATCATGCACCATCACTATTTTATTCCCCATCCGTTTAATAATTTTAAATTTTTTTTGAATCCCCACGACATAATCTTGATGAAAATATGTATACTCTAACTTTTTAACATTAAAAGGTACAGTCATTTTGAGCTTTTTTGTATAAGTTTTCATACCGTTTTTAAAACTATTTATATTTGAACGTTTTCCATATTTTATAGCTATATACTGTAACCCATAACATATTGCTAATATTGGTATTTTATATTTGAAAATAATTTTTGGCACCGGAGGAGACCCTTTCCTTAATATAAAATAATCTGACCCACTTATAATTATACCACTTATGTTATTTTTTTTAAGTACCTTTTTTATCCCCACATTATCATGATACCTTTTAATTATTAATTTCGCATTATTCCCAATCGCTTTCCTATATAATTTATGTTGCTTTTTCCAATCCCATTTATCACTATACATTGATATTAATAATATATTCATTTTTAATATAATACATTATAATTATCTAATGATTCATTTTTAATATTTGTTCTTATATAAGATACTGCCTGCAAACAAGCATCGCTTAAATCATCTTTCTTTTTATTATTTACAAAAATATCTCTTAGTCTCTCATTATCTTTAATGTAATTTTGGCATATATCTATACTTAATTTCTTATTATAAACGTATTTACTTCTTCTAAAATTTTTAGCATTCTTTTTAACTTCACTTTCTTCATATGTAATTTCGGGAACATATTCGTGTGTTTTTGATTTTAAAGAAGCGTTAACTAATACTACATTATCTACCTCTTTATCCCAATGTTTTATTAAATTGAAATAATTATATATAATATGCTGTATTGTTTTCATAATACCATTTAAATTGGATGGCTGATTCTCTATTAATACATAGTCTATCATATTGATATTAGCCTCTTTTAAAAACCCCACTATAATATCCATTTCATTATAAACCCTTTCTGATATATCATCAATCCCTTTTAATTCTTTTTTACTTTCAGCGATTGCTATTATTCTCCAATCCAATACTTCTATTTTATCTGTTTTTTTAAGAATACACAAAGCTAAATTCTTAATACCAATATCAAAACTTATATATATCATTTTATAAATAGTTATATTAATTCTTTATACTTTTTTGTATTGATCCAATAATTGTTTTATTATACTCCTTTATATTATGATGTCTTATCAATAATGTAATGTCTCTCCAAAATGTGTCATTCGCATAACTACAATTATAGCTATTAATACTTTTATGTTTTTTATATAACCACTTATATAATCGTTCTTGCTTTTCTTGGTTTGATATTTGATTTATATTATGCATCTTTTTTTGCATTATCATTTTTGATAAAAAACCTTTTAATTCGCTACATTTTAAATACTCTTTTCCCGATACACCATCCCATAAATTACTGAACTGTATATAATTATATGTTGGGCATAATAAAAAATTATCCTTATAATCAACAAATGTAGGATTATTATCAATAATTAATAATTTTTTACTTATATCATATGTTTTCCCCACCTTCATGCTTTTTAATAATTTAGGCATTATTTTTTTAATTGATTTTTTTATCATACCATTTTTGTCAACAATACAATTATCGCGCGTAAAAATAGGTCTATTGAACTTTATATTATTTTGTTTTTCTATTATTCCTATTTCCTTATTGGCCCATGTTTTTTCGGATGCTGTATACACAAATATATATGAGTTTGGATAATATTTTTTTATCGTATACATGAAATTAGTAAAATGCGGGCGTATTAATAAAGAGGCTTTATTGTAACTTTCATTTAATTTTTTTTCACATTCTATTTTAGATTTATTAAATGAAGATGAGGAAGATTTATTGAAACTTTTAATATTTTTCTTGAAAATATCTTGCAAATTATATAAATCGCATTGATAACTACAGTCTCCTATTATAGTTCCATCTAAATCTAGTACAAATACGTATGGTTCCATATTACAAATCTATTATATATATATATTTATTATATAATAGTATAGAAATGAAAATATATTCAAATACTAACAAGAAAAAATATTTTCAAGAAGGTAATGCTTATAGTAAAAATACGTTATCATATTCAAAAATATCAAATAAAATTTCTATGAGTAAAATTGATAAGATTTCCAGCAATGACATCATATCCGACTCTAAATCGCGAGGCGATAACAAGGTTAAAAACTTCTTGAAAATGTATGTTTCCAATAAATATAATATTGATAATAGAGCACAATATTATAAATATATATATAGTAAAATAGCTAAGGTAAAGCAAATATCCTGTTTGAAAAGCAAAAAGTTTATCAAAAAAAAAAAAATTTACGAAGGATATACAATTGATGATACTATTAATTTGCAAAAACAAATTGGTTCAAACAGTAAATATGGTGCAATATATATAACTTCAATTGATAAGGCCGTTGGCAAGTACCCTATCGCATCTAAACTTATGGAAATTAATAGAAGCAATAGTGTTGAAAAATGTTTAAATGAACATATTACAACTAAAATAATGAAAAAAAAATTATCCAGGCATTTTATATTTACATACAGAACTTTTATATGCAATAATATATCGTCTAATGTTCCTCCAATTATTAAAAACCTTAATTATTTTGTTAATCTTAACGAATTAGCACATGGTGATTTGAAACAGTTGTGTAAAAGCAAAACTTATGTCGAAGATGATAGTTTGGTTTATAATGTTTTTATACAAGTAATGTTATCAATTATGTCTTTTCAAAGTATTGGTTATACACATGGCGATTGTCATTATGGTAATTTCTTATACCAAAGAAACATTGAACAAGGCTATTATTTTTACAAAATAAATGACATTAACTATTACTTAAAAAGCTGCAAATATACTATGCTAATTTTTGATTTTGGATTTGCAAAATCAATTGATAAAAGTAATATATTAACTTATAAGGTTATAGACGATTATATGAGAATTATTCACGCATTTGCTAATAAAAAAATATTAAGTAAATCGTGGTCACATTATCCTAATTATCCTTCTGATAATGTTTCGCAATACACAAACCATTTATTAAATAAACTAAATAGCATAGGTAAAGCATTACTTACCAATAGAAATAAAACAAATAAAAATTTTAATAACTTAATTAATGATATGATAATTCCACATCTAATAACGGCTCCTAATAATATTTTTAAAAAAGGTAAACCATCTGGTAAGATTATAAACAGTAAGCCTTTTATTATTAATAACACATTACATATTTAGTTCATATCTATTATTCTCCTTTTCTAATAATTTATTTTTTCTTTCTATTATATATTTTGACATACTTTCAAATCCCGCATATAACATATTGTTATACAAATCTATTGGTAATTTTATTCTTAAACCTTTCTTTTCTAATTCTATATTCATCATTGGTATATCCGGTATATTTTTTGGTATATAATAATAATCTATCTTATCATTATCTATGAGTTCTCCTAAAACTGCCCGTGTTCTTATTTTTTCATATAATTGAATAAATTGTCTTAATAAAAACATAAAACTAATTTTGGGTCTCACTATCTCTTCATCTGGTATTTCCGTCTCATAAAATGCTTTATATAATATCATTCCTAATATATTATCCATTGGCACATTTTCAAAAATCTTAATAGGGAAATTATTCGTAAACCCCCCATCATAATAATAATCATCATCTATCTTTACAGGTTTAAATAATATTGGCAAAGCCATTGATGCCGAACACGCTTTAAATACACATACATCGGGTGTCGTATCAACGCTAAATATTTTGTTTTTACAAGTATATATATTTGTAACCGATACATAAAGGTTTACTCCAAATCTTTTTGATAAATATGAAAACGTTATTTCATCTGTAATATCAGGATATTTAGTATAAATAAAGTCTTTTAAATAATTAGAAAAAATATTGATATCGGATAAACCACAGTCAGTTAGTAATTTAATACAGTTTTTATAGGGAATATTACATAATTTAAAATCTTGATTACCTTTTAATATTATTTCTTCCATCTCTTGTATAGTTAGTTTTAATGCAACCGCTAAACCTATGATAGAACCGATTGATGTTCCTGCAATATGTGTTATATTTTTATGCAAATTCTCAAAATATAAATATCTTATAGCGCCAATAAAAATAACACCCCGCATACCCCCCCCGGAAAGTACTAAATGTGTTATTTTCATATAACTATTTGAAAATATATAAAGATTATTACTTATATATTTGAATTATATTCATTGACATTTATATTATAATATTTTAAAGCTTCAAGAGCAGCGTTATTTTCGGCTTCTTTTTTGCTTTTTCCCGTGGATGTTGATATTATTGTTCCATTTCTATCCTTAACACAATAATTGAAAATTTTATAGTTATCCCTCGTAGATACACTCAGTTCCTTGAATTGTGGAATATCTTGCAAATAATTTTGCATATGTGATGTTAGCATATCCTTATAATTATTTTTTACCCTTATCAATTCACTGAAATCTATATAATTTTCAATAATATATATTAGCCACGATTCTACCACATAATAACCCACACCTGTCATCGGAGATAATTGTATATTTTTGGGCAATATTACTTCATCATCTTCCGACTGATAATCTAAATATAAAGCCCCTATAAATGCTTCAAATATATCTTCCATTATTTTATAATTATTTCGCCCATTAGAGTCTTCAACCTGTTTAGATATTATTGCAAATTTTGGAAATCCTATCTTATCTGATAAATATCCCAACATTTTTCCATTTACTAATTTAGTTCTTATTTTTGAAAGAAATCCTTCGTTTTGATCAGGAAATCTACTATATAAATAATTTGCTACTATCATTCCCAGTAACGAATCGCCTAAAAATTCTAACCTTTCATATGAAACATCTTGTAAAGGCAGGCAATCACTCGGACAATTTATATTACTTTTATTAAAATCAATGTTTTTCATCGTACAATACGATTTGTGAACAAAAGCAACGCGATATAAATTAATGTTTTTATATTTTAATCCCTTCAACCCATTGGTATCAAATAATTCTCGCAAGTTTTCATCATTTAAAAGTACATTCTTATTATTATAAGGTAAATTTACACTATCTATTTCTTTTGTTTTATTATGAATATTGTCTATTCTCTTCATTGTACTGTCTAGGATATGAATTATATATATATATCATTTTTTCTTTATACATAAAGATATATATATAAATATTAATAGTATATTTCTTTTAAATAGAATAACATAATAAATGAGTTTTATTGGCAATCAAGGTATAGAACCAACAATACAACTCGATTCTGTTGGAATTGGATTACAACTCGGCGCTGATGGAAATGCCATTAATGTTGATGGTTTAGATTTAAACAGAAACGAGTATCTTGTTGTTGGTGAAAAAACATATTATCCGGAAGAAGATAATCAACGGAATACCAAATGGAGCCTATTAGTTAACAGTGATGGCGTCGCCGTTAACACATCCAGAAATTCTAGTTCTAATTTTTTAAATTCCGATACTTCATTTTTTGTTGATAAAAACTTTTATTGCGCAGGTATTGTTAAAGCCGCTGGTTTAGAACTCAATGATATCATATTAGATGGCGACCCTTTAACTAGTAGTTTAATTAGGGATTTTATTATTAACGCCAATAATATTTCCGCAAATCAACCCTTTCAAGCCGGTCTTAATACAAGTTATGATGACGTCTATAATTATAATTATTATATCAAAAATGTTTTTACACCTAATTTTGTTACTCTCGGTGGTCATGTAGATACATATGATAATACACATCCATTAAATATTGTATCAACCGCTAATAATAAATTTAATAGCATGCATATCGCAATTAGAAATGATACTAATAATGAAGAAGAACCTACAAAATTTGGATTTGGTATTATAGGTGGTTCTAACATATCCCCCGCTATAATATCAACCACGCGAGGTACACCATTAGAATTTCATATTAGTAAATCCTCGTCAAATATAGATGAATTATATGGCACAAGTGCAATACCAATATATACTAATATTAATCAATATCCCGCATTAGCAATTGACGAAAATAACAATATAGCTATTGGTATTAACAAAACTAGTCCCAAAGATTATACTAGAAAAGTCCTGAATAACGGTGAAATAACCAGTGAAGATATTATTGATGAAAATATTAAACTCCAAGTTAATGGCGTATCGTGTTTTAATGAAATTATAATGTATGATTATTACACCAATACTCATAAGGCTCTTGATGATATTTATGTTAGATCAACGGGTATAAGTGTAATAAATAGTGCGCAAATATCGGAAGGTGACTTTTTAGGAAACCTATATAATTTTAATAATATCACAGTAAATGATTTACTAAAAACTAGCAATTTAACTATTGATAATGACATCAATGTTAATAATAATATTCAAACAAGTTCATTAATAGTTGATAATGTAGCTAATTTTTCCGGTATAGTACAGTTTGATAATGAAGTTAATTTTAACAACGCGCAAAGTGTCAGTATTAATAAACTAAAAATTAATGATGATATTTATATCGGAAATCGTAAAATAATACCCATCGATATCGATGATCCTGCTACGGGTTACGGAACATATTCTAGAAGTGAAGATGGTAGTAACTATTTTTTCGTTTATGTTCATAGCAATATTGCGACTCTTGATGCTAATTGTAATATTAGTTTTCCTAAAAAAATGGCAATTGGGCTAACTGATAGCGACGGGTTTGATGGTGTTTTAAACATTATCAAAGATGATGTTACAACTAGTAATAATTTTGATATTACAATGAAAAATACTGTTGAAGGCAAAGAATATTATGCTAATATTGGTCGCCTATCGCGATTAGATTATAGTGATAATAGTCTAATATTTAACACTAATAAAGTTATTGGTAAAAATAACAATATCTATTTTTACCCTTCCACTGATATGGCAGATATTACCAGCAATTATTATTTGCCTAATATCAGATCAGTACCGCCTACTTTGTCCTTAAACCGCGAAAGAGTTGGTATTAATAAATTGGGTGCAAGAGTTGGATACGAATTAGATGTTGAAGGTAAAGTAGCCGCAAGAGACTACTATTTAACAATTGGCAATGAAATGCAAAGAACAAAAGGGTTTATTTATCAACCTAAAAACTTTTTCAATATTTATGATTCGCAAACAGATAAGTTTTGTATTAATTATAATAATTTGACATCATATGCTACCAATATGAAAGGTCTTAATGTTAAACGTGGTATCAATTCCGACTATTATTATCAAAATGACAAAATTATTGAAACTTTACAGATTGCCAATGACACTAATGGTTTTTATACAAATAAAAAAATATCTTTGGGATGGAATGGTGAAGATGTTTCTGTACCTCTACAATTACGAAATTTAACAACAGAAGATAATAATTATTCGGTTCTAAGAATATATCGTGGTGTTAAGGGCGGTGGTGCTAACAATAACGCAGATTATAGCGGTATTGATATTTGCGAATATGATAGAAATTTAAATACTGATAGAAATGCTGAAAGATGGTTTATTTATAAAAACCATACTTTTAATGACATAGATTCCAGAAATATACAACGCGTTGGACCATTGCAAATAGGTTATATTGATAAAGATGTAAAACCAAAAACTTATGGTATGTCATTTTATTATAATACTGAAAATTCTAATTATCACATAGATGTCAATAAAGATACAGTATCTTATGAAGATAATAATGCTGCGATGTCTATATATGGAGATTTAGATGTACATGGTAATATCAATATTATTGATAAATACGGGAGTAATTATAATTTTAGATTAGATAACCTAAACACATTAACGCAAATTACACAATATATTACTACGGTTGAAACAACTCAATATAATGATGCTGCTCTTGACGACGAATCAGATTTACCTTCGGTTAATAATGATATTCGTTATACCGGATATAATATACTTTATACTCCCACGAAAAGCGTCATTGTTGACCCAATAGAAAAAACAAATATTCCCATTATTGTTAAACAGGATAACTCTAACCTGGCAGTAGCTAAATTTATAACATATTCAGATTATACCTCTAATAATTGCTCATCATTTATTGAACTTGCAATATATAATTGTAATTTAATGATCGCTGATGATAATTACGAAAAAACGGGTAATATTAAAAATATGATAAAGTTCAATTTATCAAGCGATGACGATAAACATACTAATTTTGATATGAGTTTCTATCACCAAGATTATTACAAAAAATTCTATAATTTCAAAAACAATATTGATGAAAGTGGCAATTTTTTGGGTTCGTCAACACATATCGGTATTGGTAATAATATTGATAATAATAGTAATGTCGCTTTTCATATAGATGATATTAATAAATATGGTCTCCAACTAACAAATAACCACCATGCGCCAGCCATTAACTTATTATATACAGGCGGTTCAAGCAATATTTATCATACATTATCAGGAGCTAGTTTTGAAAATAATTATAGATTTAGCATTGATGTCGCAAATCAAAGTGTTTTTAATGAACCCGAATCATCTAATGTTTTTACAATTGATGCGTTTGATGGAAATAATTTGAGGAAAGGTGCGCGTTTCGGATTTAATGAAGATATTTTAGCAGAATCATTTGTTATTAAAACAGATTATGATACACCAGCTATGGCAATTACAAGTAGATATACTTCCGAATATGTCTTTGATAGCGTTGTTGATATTTTTCCAGATAATTTATTATTATCTAGATTAGCATCCGAATGGAATAATACTAGCAAAGAATATTCGGTTACTTATAATTATGGTGTATCTTATTTTCCAGATATTGATAATAATCTAAATCCCATCTCTTATATTAATAAATTAGACCCCAACTTCTTATTCAAAACAAGCGTATCACAAAGTAGCAATATTAATTATAAAACATTTCATTCTAATCTGGATATATTTTATAATGCATCTAATCTAAATATTGATTTTAATAATTATAAAACAAGTACTTTAAACGTAACGAATTATGACATTACGAATAATATTACAACGTGTACATTAGATTTTACAACTGAATTATTTACTTGCAATATTTTATTAGTACCACAATTATCATTTACTGATAACACTATTACTATTGACGATTCTAAATCATCTGTTATAATTATTGAAGATTCATTTTCTAGCAACATTTCCCTTATTGATAACGTTACATCTAACTATGATTTTACATATAATTATAGTAATGTCGTGTTTTTACCAGAGTATCTTAATTGTAATATTACATATTTCTCACATTTTAATTCAAATATTGTTGATGATAGCAATATGATATATATTAATAATGAAATATATATTGACATATTACCATTTGACAGCGATGATATATTTTATCAATACATGAATGCTGAGGTAGAAACAAGATCACTAATAGATAATGGTATTTATACAAGTATATTTTTAGAAACAACAACTTCAAATATTGTGAGAATTAACTCAAATATTGACTTAACAGGTAAATTTACAGCAGAGCGACATAATACAATATTATTTAAAAGCTCAAACATATTACCAAATTCTTTTGTGAATCTAGAAGCCGAAGACAATCATTTTGATTACGACTATAATATACAAATTGAAGATGATAGTTCTAATATTTATATAATATCCTCTAATTTTGTCGTTAATAATAATGTAAATAGCCTTCCTCGTGATATGGAACTTATTAATGTTAATAGTAATTATTTATTTGAAGACCATTTTAATATATACGGTAACGATATTACAAACAAAATTTATCTCAATGAATACTTTAATAAATTATCAAATAATCAAGATAGAAATTATGTTATTAATGTTAAAAATTATAACTACAAAAATTTTAAACCACATATTACTCTTTCAAATGAGATAGATACCTTGAACAAAAAAGATGGTCACGAAATATATAGTTATGATGGTATTTTTGAAATCAAATACGTAAATGGTAATGATAATGATAATAGAACACCATTGCGAATTGATGCCGACGGTAATACTTTCATAAGAGGTGATATAGATATGGGAGGAAATATTAGATTTGATGGCAAAATATATGATAGTAACGGCAATGATTTAATTCAAATATTAAATAGTAATCATTATAAAGAATATGAAATTAATTCTAGTAATATACATTTTAATTCTTTGGGATCTAATGGTGTAGAAATACGTTCATATTCAAGTTCCAATTACGATGATTTTAAGTTTTTTTACGCACAAGATTACTTAGATTATGGTATGGTTAATGATGTTATGATATTGCATAAGCGATTTGATGAGGAAACACAATATAAAATAGATATGTATGGTGATATTGACACGTCCAATGGTATATTGAGAGTTGAAGGCCGTGATGTTATTCGTGATTCATGTAATTATATATTACATTCTAGTAACGTAATTTCAAATAGAATATCGGAATTAGAAACTGATTTTATATCAGAAGAAGCTCATTCTAGTAATAGATTTATAGTAGATCATAATTATGATTATAATATGTCTATAAATGGAGATTTAGTTGTTTATAGTAACGTAATTATATATAGTAACTTAACTGTATTAGGAGAGTTTACAACATTAAATACCGAAGTGTATACAACAGAACAAGTTGATATTACTAATCATGGTAATGATATCGCTTTAAAAATTAAGCAAACAGAAGATTATAAAATCGTGGGTATATTTGATGATTCTAGTGAAGTTTTTACAATAGCATATTCTGGTAATGTCGGTATACACAGTGATAACCCTATCTTATCTCTTGATATCAATACTACTGACGCAATACATTTACCCCGTGGAAACGTATTAGAGCGACCTACGCGAGATAAAACAGGCGCGGATTTAACTTCATTGCAAGGTATTATTCGTTTTAACAATGAATATGGGCAATTTGAAGGATTTGGTTCAAATAATCAATGGGGTGTATTAGGAGGAGTTAGAGATGCTGATAGAGATACATACATAATAGCCGAACAAGAAGCTGGATCCGACGATGATTATTTATTATTTGTTACTGCTGGGTCAGAAAAAATGGTAATTAAAGATGATGGTAGAATTGGTATTGGTATGTCCGCCCCTACCTATTATCTTGATGTGGTTGGTGATATTAGAGCAGCCAGCAATCTATATATTGGTAGCAATTTCGGTATTAATAATGAAACCCCTTTTGTTACAATGGATGTCAATACGACCGATAGTATTAAGATACCAAAAGGTGATAGTTCGCAGCGACCTGTTGATAACGATGAAACTGATGAAACCCACAGAGGTTATATACGCTTTAACACACAGTTAGAACAGTTTGAAGGATATGGTGAAGGTAACAAATGGGGTGTATTAGGTGGCGTTAGAGATACCGACAGAGATACTTATATAATAGCAGAAGATTATGCCGGTGGTGATAACGATGAGCTAAAACTTGTAACAGCTGGCTCAGAAAGAATGATAGTTAAAGCCGACGGTAAAATCGGCATCGGTATGTCCGCGCCTACCTATTATCTTGATGTGGTTGGAGATATTAGAGCAGCCAGCAATCTATATATTGGTAGCAACTTCGGTATCAATAATGAAACCCCTTTTGTTACAATGGATGTCAATACGACCGATAGTATTAAGATACCAAAAGGTGATAGTTCGCAGCGACCTGTTGATAACTATGAAACTGATGAAACCCACAGAGGTTATATACGTTATAATACTGAATTACATCAGTTTGAAGGTTATGGATCAAATAACAAATGGGGTGTATTAGGTGGTGTTAGAGATACTGACAGAGATACTTATATAATAGCGGAAGATTATGCCGGTGGTGATAACGATGAGCTAAAACTAGTAACAGCCGGTTCCGAAAGAATGATAGTTAAAGCCGACGGTAAAATTGGCATCGGTATGTCAGCACCTACCTATTATCTTGATGTGGTTGGAGATATTAGAGCAGCAAGCAATCTATATATTGGTAGCAACTTCGGTATTAATAATGAAACACCTTTTGTTGCCATGGATATTAATACGACAGATAGTATTAAAATACCGAGAGGCAATATAGAACAACGTCCTGTATCGGGCGAAGAACAAGATACTGACCTCAGTATACACAAGGGTTATATACGTTACAATACTGATTTGGAGCAATTTGAAGGATTTGGTGCGGGAAATAAATGGGGTTCTCTTGGTGGTATCAAAGATGTTGATGGCGATACATATATTTCTGCCGAAAATAGTGCCGGCGATGATAACGACGAGCTCAAATTCTTTACCAGCAGTAATGAGAGAATGGTAATTTCAAGTAATGGTTTTATTGGTATTGGAACTAAACATCCTAATTATGTCATTGATGTAGTCGGTGGTGTAAATATAATTACAGAAGGAAATGACTATATTTTCTCCATTGATGACCGGGACATTATGCAAGAATCTCATGATTATACAACAGCTACAAGTAATGTAATATCCAATAGAATAAGTGATTTGGAAACCGATTTTATTTCAGAAGAAGCACATTCAAGTAATAGATTCATTGTAGACCATACATATAATTTTGATCTGTTTGTTAATGGTGATTTAACTGCGTCAAATTTAACTATTCATGGAACTACTACAACACTTAATACTGATATTTATGTTACAGAACAATTGGATGTTCAAAATAGTGGTGCGGGTATAGCATTAAATGTACTACAACATGATAATACAGGTGTGGCATTCAATATTCAACAAAATGATACAACTTATAATATTTTGAATATTTCCAATAGTAGCGATCAAGTATTTACTATTACAAATGACGGTAGTGTGGGTATAGGTGTTACAAATCCCAATAATAATGGTAATTTATTAGATGTAAAAGGTAATATTAATATTATAACAGATGGCGAAGATTATATTTACACTATTGATGGTCGTGATATTATCCAAGAATCTCGTGATTATACAACAGCTACAAGTAATGTAATATCCAATAGAATAAGTGATTTAGAAACTGATTTTATTTCCGAAGAAGCTCATTCAAGTAATAGATTTATTGTAGACCATAAATATGATAATGATTTATTACTAAATGGTACTTTAACCATTAACAGCAATTTAATACTATTTGGTGATACTGATGTAGCACTTAAAATAACACAAAATGGCGATCAAGATATTGTAAATATATATAATGATACTGATGAAATATTTACTATTTTACAATCTGGTTTTGTGGGTATAAATACAGAAAATCCACTTGTTTCGTTGGAAATTAACACAACGGATAGTATTAAAATACCCGTTGGTACAAGCGATGAAAGACCAACTGTAAATCTTGCCGAGGGAACAAATCTGAGTTTACATAGAGGGTATATACGTTTTAATACCGACTTAGAACAATTTGAAGGATTTGGTGCCAGTAATACATGGGGGTCATTAGGTGGTATTAAAGATATAGATGGTGACACCTATGTGACAGCGGAAAATAGTGCAGGCGAAGACAATGATGAGCTCAAATTCTTTACAAGTAATCTTGAAAGAATGGTTATTTCAAGTAATGGTCTAATTGGTATTGGTACAACAGTCCCGGAATACACATTTGATATCGTTGGTGAAATAAGAGGTTCTTGCAATTTATATATATCTGATAAAATTGGTATTGGAACTCTAGAACCATTAGTTACATTAGATATAAATACAGTTGATGGTATTATTTTACCAAAAGGTAATAGCTCTGAGAGGCCAACAAATTATTTAGATATAAGCGACGTAAATACATCTAACTATATCGGTACTATACGTTACAATTCGGAATTGAAACAGTTTGAAGGTTTTGGTACCGGTAATACATGGGGTTCTCTAGGTGGAATTAAAGATGTTGATGGGGACACTTATGTAACAGCTGAAAGTAGCCCGGGCGAAGACAATGATGAACTTAAATTCTTTACAAGCAATCTTGAAAGAATGGTCATTTCAAGTAATGGCTTAGTTGGTATCGGCACAACATCTCCTGATAAAAATTTAACAATATATAGTGAAAACGCGTCATTTTCTATCCAAGATGCAAGAAATGGAACGGAATCAGTATCATCAATTGAATTAGTAAATGGTTCAAATAATGATTTTGATAAAAATGAATTAAATTATGGATGGAAAATATCTAGCAGTAATGACCTATTTAATATTACTTGTGGTAGCAATAGTGCTATTAATGATAGATTTATAATTGATGGCAAGACAGGTAATATAGGTATTGGAACAAAACCACATATATATGACTCCCTGCAACACGAAGACGAATTTAAGGTTAATATAGTTGGAAGTTTAAATATAGAAGGAGATATTTATAGAGATGGCACATTATTCTTTGGTGGGGGCGGTGGTACTGGTGGTGGGAGTATGGGTGTTGTTTCTCAAAATATGACCGTACAGACAATGACAGAAACTTATTCTGGGACTCGTGTTATGAGCGAAAATGATGCCCAAAACGGCGACGCAGATAATGGATGGAGATTCATAGATAATGATTTAGATTCCGGTTTTGTTATTAAAATAAAACCGACACATAGAAAATCAAAGGTTTTATTGAACTTATCATCGCACATTGGCTTTGATAGTACTCTTGATTCCAGATGGTGGGGTCTTAAATTATATAGAAAAAGAGATGGTGAAAATTGGATAGAAGTTAAATCAGCTAATGGAAATTATAATAGCACAACAGAAGATAATGGTGACCCGGCATTAATTGGTGGTTCTACGGCATGTTGGCTATCCCATAACTTAGGTGCTAATTTATCAACATACGAAAACTTTGTAGCTAATGTTTCGGGCAGTTTCTGTGATAGCCCTGATACTCGCAAAGACGTATATTATACTGTTAAGTGGAAATCTAGATTGGGTGATACCACTGATTTATCTGGCGATGGAGACTTATATCTTAATAGACCCGCAAAATATAATGCCGCCTTTACACCTGTTTTATCTTCATCTTGGGTAGCACAAGAATTATGGCAATTAGGTACTCCATATATTCCAGCAAACGGTTCTAATATTATTACATTATATAATCAAGATTATGTTGGCATTGGTAATACAGAACCCGTTTATGAATTAGATTTAATTGGCAATTTCAGATCCGCTGGTGATATTTTTGTTGACGGAAAAATAGGTGTTAATACATATTCCCCAGCATTTTCATTAGATATTAATGCTACTGATGGACTCAAACTGCCCGCCGGTGACGAAGCACAGCGACCCGATAGTTCCACAATAGTTAAAGGTGTAATACGATATAATACTGAAAGTGAACAATTTGAAGGTTATGGTGCCGGTAACGCTTGGGGATCATTAGGTGGAGTCAAAGATGTTGACGGCGATACTTATATTAGTGCCGAAAATAATGCTGGCGATGATAATGATGAGCTCAAATTCTATACAAGCAGTAATGTGAGCATGGTCATTACTAGCAATGGCTTAATTGGTATTGGCACAGAGTCACCAGCATTTTCATTAGATATTAATGCTACTGATGGACTCAAACTACCCACCGGAGACGAAGCACAGCGACCCGATAGTTCCACAATAGTTAAAGGTGTCATACGATATAATACGTATAGTGACCAATTTGAAGGTTATGGTGCCGGTAACGCATGGGGATCATTAGGCGGAGTCAAAGATGTTGACGGTGATACTTATATTAGTGCTGAAAATAATGCTGGTGATGATAATGATGAGCTCAAATTCTATACAAGCAGTAATGAGAGAATGGTCATTACTAGCAATGGCTTAATTGGTATTGGT